TATTTAAACAAAAAGAATGATGAACGCAAAAGATGCAATTATGCAAATTAGGGCTTTATTCGAAGATATGCCACAAGTAGAAGCACCTGCTCCTATTGAAGCACCTATCGAAGAAGTACCTGTTACATTCGCAGAATATAGCCTTATGGATGGAACAAAGGTTATGGTTAGCGAACTTGCTATCGGTGGCGAAGTTACATTAGCAGACGGAAGTCCTGCACCAATGGGCGAACACCAATTAGCAGACGGCACTAAAATCGTATTAGACGAAGCTGCAAAAATCTTATCAATCGAAACTCCTGAAGCTGAAGCAAAAGAAGCTGAAGAAGTACCTGCTGAATTAGGCAACAAGATTGACGAGAAAATGGCTGACGAAATCGCAAACTTAGTAGCTGAAAACGAAAATCTAAAATCACAAGTAGCGGAATTAGAGGCAAAAGTTAAGAATGGCTTTAGTCAAGTAGCTGAACTTATAGAAGCACTTACTAAAACTCCTAACGCTGAACCTATTGCGCAACCAAAAAACAACTTTGCTTCTAACGTAACTACAAAGGATATGAAGTACGAAAGAATTGCAAAATTTAGAAACGCTTTATTAAACAAATAAAAATAAAATAAAATGGGATTTGATGTATCTGCATTAGCAAACTATACAAAAGAAAACGAAGCTCTACTTGTAACTTCATCTGTATTGGGTGCAAAAACTGCTGCTCTTATTAAGAGCGCAGGTAACGTTATGGTTGGCGTAAAGTCAAGCGAAAAAATCAACATTATGGAAACAGACGCTATCTTCCAAGATGGTGCTTCTTGTGGCTTTAATGCTTCTGGTTCTACTACCTTTACTCAACGTACTGTAACTCCGGGCAAAATTAAAGTAAACGAAGCTTTATGTCCTAAAGACCTTGAAGCTAAGTATTTACAAAAAGCTTTACCTACTGGCTCTATGTACGATAGCGTACCTTTCGAGCAAGAGTATTCTGAAAAGAAAGCTAAGACAATTGCTGCACAATTAGAAACTGCGCTATGGACTGGCGATACGAGCAGTGTGAATGTTAACCTTAATAAATTTGACGGGTTTGTAAAATTAATAGGCGCTGCTTCAGGTGTTGTTGCTGCAAACGCTTCAACTTATATCTCTGGCGCTCCTTTATCAAGCATTACTTCTGCAAACGTAATATCTATCTTTGATGGTGTTTACCAAGCAATCCCTGCTAAAGTTGTAGCTGCTGACGATATGACTATCTTCTGCGGTCAAGATTTATTCCGTACTTACACTGTTGCTCTTAAAAATAGCAATGCTTTCTCTTATGCAGTTGATGTAAAAGCTGATAGCGAATTCGTACTTCCTGGTACTACAATCAAAGTTGTAGCAGTTGCAGGTCTTAACGGAACTAACAAAGTTTACGCTATGCGTTTAAGCAATATGTTCTTAGGTACTGACTTATTGAACGAAGAAGAGAAGTTTGAGATTTTCTATGCTAAAGAAGCTGACCAAGTACGTTTCGTATCTGAGTTCAAGATGGGTGTAAACATTGCCTTCCCTGACGAAGTAGTGAAGTTTATCCTTGCATAATTTATAGGGGGATTGAAATATATCCCCCATTTTTTCAAACTAATTTAATTCAATAACAATGGCTTGTGCTTTAACTCAAAATTATACTCTTGACTGCAAAGACAGTTTAGGCGGTATAACCGAAGTTTATTTTATTGCAAAAGCAGATGTTACCTCTACAACCGAAGCAAGTGGTGTTATTACCGCTATTACTAAGGCAAGTGGTAAAAGGTTCTATAAGTACGAACTCGTTAAGGGTACTTCTCAATTAGTTGAGAACGTAAACGCAAACGTACAAAATGGAACTATCTTCTATGCTCCAGAATTAACTATCGTATTAAACAAATTACAAGCGAACACAAGAAACGAAATCTTGTTGTTGGCTCAAAACACTTTAGTAGCAGTTGCCAAAGATAACAATGGCGCTTTCTGGTACTTAGGTAAAACAAGAGGCTTAGACCTTACAGGCGGTAACGCAGGTACGGGTACTGCTGAAGGTGATAGAAGTGGTTACACTTTAACCTTCACAGGTGCGGAGGCTGCCCTTGCTCCAGCGGTTGACTCAACTGTTGCAGCTGCATTGGTTACTCCAGGTTCTTAGGTTGTTTTGGTTTTGTATATAGATGCCCTCGTCTTTAATTAGGCGGGGGTTTTTTATTTTGCAAACAATCGCAATAGTTTATATTTATAGTTGTGATAAGATTAACTAAGGGACAAACCCAAAATATAATACTTACCTTGACTGAGAAGCAAACGCTTACAAGTCCTAACTATCTATTTATTTTCGAGAATAGAAGCACAAATACGGACATCAAATTCGTAAAGCTAAACAACACGGACATCAGTCCTTACAAGGAACGTTACAACGAGTTTAGCATTGTAGTTAATAGCTACTTTAATACGGCTTTAAACGGGCAATATACCTACACAATCTACGAGCAAGCAAGTACTACCAACACAAACCCAACGGGCTTAAACTTGCTTGAAACAGGCATAATGGAACTTGAGGGTACAACTATATCATTCACAGAATACGAAACAACAAGCACATTCACAATTAGACAATAATGGAAATAAAAGTATTGACATTTGCGGAAGCAAAGCAGCCTGAATATAAAGAGAAAAAAGGCGAAGGGTATATGCAGTATGGTCAAAACAATGACTATCCGCAGTACCTATTAGACCTATTTAACAAATCTGCAAAGCACAACGCTATTATTCGTGGCAAGGTAAACTACATTGTCGGCAATGGTTGGGCAGGAGAGCAAGATATGGTTAAGAAGGTTAATAGAGACGAAACCCTTAACGACCTAACTAAAAAGGTTGCTTTAGATTTAGAACTATTCGGGGGTGCTTATATCCAAGTTATTTGGAGTGTTATGGGCGGTCAAGTTGCGGAGTTGTGGCATTGTGATTATACAAAGATTAGAACCAACAAAGACAATACGCAGTTTTGGTATAAAGAAGATTGGAAGGCTACACGCAACCAAGAAAAAGCCGAAGTATACAATGCGTTTAACCCTGCTAACCCACAAGGCGTGCAGATACTTTACGTTAAGGAGTACCGACCTGGTATGAACGTTTATAGCCTTCCTGGATATTTCGGTGCGCTTAATTACATTGAAAGTGATGTAGAAGTAAGTAAGCACGTTTTAGGTAATGCTCAAACAGGGTTTTCTGCGAGTAAACTTATTACTTTACCAAACGGCGAACCAAGTCCTGAGGAGAAACGTCTTGTTAGTAAGCAGTTCGACAATATGTATACGGGTGCAGACGGCAAGAAGTATTTACTTGCGTTTGTAAACGACTTAACCCGTAAGCCTATTGTAGACGATTTGGGTGCGAGTGATTTAACTAAAGAAGATTTTAGCCGTGTAGACGAGTTAATACAAACTAACATATTTAGCGGACACCAGATTACAAGTCCTGACTTATTCGGTATTGCAGTTCCAGGTCAATTAGGAAACCGCCAACAACTTAGAGATAGCTACGAAATCTTTAATAACACCTATGTACGCTATAAGCAAATGCAAATTGAGGGTGTTTTTAATATGCTTGGACAATATGCAGGAGTAACCGAGGAGTTAAAACTTCAACCTGTAGACCCAATCGGTATTGACTTTAGCGAAAGCGTAATTAAAGAAGTTGCACCTAAAGAATGGATATTAGAGAAGTTAGGTATTGACCCTACACAATATGGCTTACCTACGGAAACCGAGCAACCAATGGCAGCAAGTCCTTTAAGTGTTAATGAGCATATTAAAGGCTTAAAAGGTCGTGAGTGGCAAAATATGCAACGCATTATTCGTGATTTTAATAAGGGCAAGATAACAAGGGAACAAGCAAGTTCTATGCTTAAGGGTGGATATGCTTTAAGTGATGACGAAGTAGCGACTTGGTTAGGTGCTGAGGAATTAGAATTTAACGAAGCTGACTTTCAAGTTTTTTTTGAGTTCGGAGAAGATAGAAGTGCTTACGAAGTATTTAAAAGCAAATCAAGATTTAGCGACGATGCGGACTTTGAAATGTTTGCAGATGTATCACAGTTACAATCTAACATCTTGGATTTAATTGTTAAGGATAAGCGTATTACTCCAGAAGT